CGTGATTGAAAATACCCAGATTCTGTGTTGCGGGGAAGAAGGGTGTCACAAGAAAAAGACCAAAGAGGACATGAAAGGATGAAAACTGTCACTGAAGCGGAATTTTTCGAAGACCCTGAAGAATTCATTGATCATGCGCTGGTTGAACCGGTTGAAATCGAGTTTAAGAATGATGAAGCGGTGGTGATTATTTCTAAAAGCCTCTTTGACGCGTTTGTCCTTGAAAGTTCTCCTTTTATTCGTTAAGGCGATGGAAAAATGATTATTAGTCCACAAACTTTCATCGTTGGAGGAAAACTTGTCAGTTCGGGGATCATTCCGCCGATTGCCATTGCGGATTCACTCGGGGAGGGTAAAGGAACGACGATCACGCCTGTTCCGCCAAAACCTCAGGACATTAATCTTCTGTCTGAAACACTGGATCCGCGTGTGACTTATTCTGGGCCGGTTCATCTGTATTGGGGACAAAATGGCCTTTTAGTCTCTTCAGAGGAAAATCAGTGGCCGCTTGAGTATCGCAATGGACAACCAGTAGGAAGAAGTTTTCCCGAACCTGAATCTTTGAACTATCAGGAAAACTGTCGTGCTGTGGCGACATCCTCAAATGTGATTGTTTCCTCAGGCTCAACCCTTCAAATCGATGAAACTGGCGCGCCTGATGGCGGCGGAATTTGCCTTGTGCCGGTTGCAGGGGAGTTTTACCTTGTCTCTGAAGATGTCGGTGGCGTGACTTTAGTAACCGGACAGCCTTATTCACTTTCTGATGACTGGACACGTTTAGTGTTCCCTTGTTCACCTGCTAATCAAAGTCGCTGTCGCATCTGGTTAGGCAGAGACATAGAAATCAGTGATGGTTCGCCGTTTGTTTTCCTGACACAAACCGATCCTTTAGACCCAGGCGATTACGTGTTTTCATGGTTCGCCAGAAATGGTGATGATACAGCTTTTCATGCCGGAATCGGGGTGATTGAAAAAGGGAATTATCCTTATGCGACCTCGCCAATTATCACTGAAGACGATAATCAGATTACGCGGCTGGCCTCAAGTGTCACAATTACCATAGACGGTGATACGACGAATATCGGATTGATTTATGATGACGGTTCGATTGAATTCGTTCAAACCTCAGGCCAAACTTCGGTTTCATTGCCTTATCCTTCCTGGAACTGGGGCGAACGTTATTTAACGCGCATTACCTTTCAGAATGAAGACATCGATTTATCTGACATTGATTTGACAACAGACACACAGGATCCGCGTGTACGTTATATCGGTCCGTCTCACAGCTATATAGACGAAAATGGAACAATTGCCACCAGTGAAATCAATGAATGGCCGCTTGAATATGTTGATGGGCAACCTGTAGGGCGACATGAACCCGAACCTGAAGCGACAAATTATGCGCTCGATTCTGCATTGACCAATCTGGGTGCACCCGGCGTTAACAGTAACTGGATGTATTCAGAAGGGTCAGTGATTACCACAACGGCGGTTAATAACAGTGATTTTCCATTTATCAATTCAGAGGTTCAGAAAGTAAACGTTGGCATTTTCAACGAATCGGATAATGGCTTTATTGTCCAGGATCTTGACCCAGGCACATCGGAAAACTGGTCTCGCGTCGTTGTACCCTTTACGAATGACACGACCTCACAACTTCGTTTTTATACCCAACGTGAAAAACCATCCAGTTATCTTTATGAGAAATGTCCTGATGTGCCAACAGGTGAGTGTGTCGCGAGTGTTTATCGTCGTTTAACCGCCGATGCAATGCAAGCACAGGCTCCTCAATTAGAATTGGGGTCATTTCCAACATCACCGATTTTTAATGCTCAGAATCAGCAATCCTCCCGTGCTGAATCAGAAGTCATTGTGACGAATCCAGGTGTGGCCAATCACATCGTTATTCATTATTCCGATGGTGAAACCCTTTCTGTTCCATTTGAAAATAATCAGGCAGTCGTTCCGCTGTCTGGTGAGGCGTGGTCAAGCCGATACATGACCCGCATAACCTTTACTTATTTATGAGGCGATATGTCTGACGTTCAAGCATTAACACAAGACGACGCCGTACAAATCACAGACGGTTCAACCGGTGCTCACATTACCGAACTGACTGGCGCGGTTTTATATGCCGATGCTGCTGACAGTTCAGCATGGCATGAAATGAGCGGACGCATTCTGGAGATCAGACCACCTGTGGTCATCTACATGAAAGCGAAGGCGAAAGGAGGTGCGCAAATTGTCGTCACCTCATGGTCTGAATCTTAGATTCTTAAGATTCAATATTTTCTTTATTTTGAGGATTAATGATATGTCTTTATTTGGTAATTCTAAACCATTAGACCCTGCAAAGATTCCAGATCTTTTGAACTCTATTGATTCTGGTGACCTCTCATCGGTTCACCGACTGACTTCAAAGAGTGGCGATAATTTTCTGCTTGTACCTGAAGAAAAAGTTAAATCATTTTTTAGTGACTTTCATTCTGCAATTGAAGATGTTCAAAACAAATTTCAAGAAGAAATTAGCGGGCTGCTTGATAAATAATCTATTTTTGATTTAAACCCTGAATTGATTTATATATCTTGAGGAAAAAATCTATGGGATTTTTTGATACATTGAAAGACCTTCCCGCTGAAGAAGCGAAGCAGATTTTTGATCTTCTTCATCACAAGACTTCATCAGGTCATCGTCTCACCTCAAAAAATGGTGATAGCTTTCTATTAGTGCCTGAAGAAAAATTTAAAGATCATCTTAATGCATTCCATACTGCCCTGAATGCGTTTTATAACGACTATGGCTCACCTGATAAAGATTAATCTCAAAGGTAATATTATTTGATTCAATCCTGTCAAATAGATTGAGTTAAAATGTAAATAAAATCAATCACTTATCGTGGTTGATTTTTTTTGTACCGAATAAAATGGGGGGGGTAATAAAAAAATAAAAATGCAAGTCTTTTTAAACCTCGCCCCCAATCATTTAAATTTTTTTTTCGATCTGACAGGTGATCTACCTTGACATAAGGCAGTAGATCCCATTTGTGAATCAGGTTAACCGCCCGAGACAGGAGGAGGGTGAATGAGAGAACTACCAATATTTTTACCCGCCCCAGATGTTGCGACGATGACAAGTCTTGAGCTTGTTGGCTTCATCAATGATGTCCGGGCGAAAAAGGCCGAACAGGAAGGCATGACCTTTCCGTGTAAGAAATATTCGAAGCTGCTACATAAAAATTTCCTCGGGAAAGTTCCAAAGGTGCTTCACGAAGAACACTCAGCTAAATTTTTAGCTCAGTATAAAGATTCAACCGGTAGGGCGCTGAATTGTTATCGGTTTCCTCGCCGTGAAGCGTGTTTAATGGCGATGTCTTATGATTATGACGCTCAAGCGCGCGTTTTTGACCGAATGGACGAGCTGGAAGGGCGAATAAACGTCAATTTTATGGACTTTTCAGCGTTTAAAACCATGACAATTGACCAAATGCAAACGCGCGTAACTTTAGCTGAGCGTTATTCGTTCGAAGAACATGGTCAGAAGGGCAGCGGATTAATGCGATTGCGTAAGAAAGAAAAACGTCAGATCCGAAATGCTGAAGATGTCGTGAAAAAAATTTCCCAATTGGAATTGCCTGGCTTTGATGTCGAAATGCTGGAGACAGCATGACTACCATTGAATTTATTGAAACCAATCTTCTTAAAGAACTTACGAAACTAGGATTCGATGAAACTGCTTGTCGTATCGGCGCGCGTGAAGGCATTTCTTATTTCCGACGCGCTTCTTCATCCAGTCGTAAAGGAAAGATTTTTGATGATTGTTTATTTCACGCGAAACTGTTTGCAAAAAAACACACCACCTCAAAAAAATGATCGATAAAATAGAGCCTCCTTAAGAGGAAAATCATTAATTCATCAATACAGAGACCTAAAGGACACAAAATATGAAGAAAATAATGCTTATTGGCTCGTTTTTCGCTGCTATTTCTTTCTCTGGCGTTGCTCAAGCAGTAGTTTGCCCCGCTCCAGATACCGTTGTTTCGACACATGTTGAAGAAGATTCTGACGGTATTTCCAGTATGATTTATTGTTCGCCTTCTTCGACAGAATGTAGTTGGAAAGGGTTCGATCCCTTTGCAACTGAAGGACATAAAGTTGTGTCAGTTAATAATGGCGGCAAGGCTACGGAACACAACGGTTTAATCTACTGTGATTACAAACTTGATTCTGGTGATCAGATTCGTCTCTCTTTGTTAAAGAAATGATTTCTATTGTCTAATGTGTTTTCTTAATCCGCCTTTATGGCGGATTTTTCTTTTAGAAAGAGAATTAAGTTTTAAAGATATTTTTAGCAAAGGCGTCGAGATAAAAATCCCCTTTCATTTTTGAATGATTTGAATGGGTTTATTTACGTTAACCTTTACTTGAAAGGTCGTCTTATGTTTAAAAAATACTTATTTTCAGTATTAATCATCCTGTTTTGCGCTTCTGGAAACGCAGGGATGGTAAAATGTCCATCACCAGGGACCGTTATTCCATCAGGTATTATCACTTTACATAATAAAATCCCCTCAATGATGTATTGCTCTCCTTCTTTAAAAAATTGTCACTGGAAAGGTTATAACCCAGCAGTTCGCGAAGGTTATCCGGTTGATAAATTTATTTCATCTTATGGTGTAAGGGAGGGTAACAGTTATCTGATTTATTGCGACTATCAGTTATCGACTGGGGATCAGATTAGAATGGTGTTAATGGAATAAAGTCCATAAAGATTAAGAGAGAAACTATGCTCACAACTAAAAAAAGGCTGTTTGCTGAAACCTGGATGCGCGGTGAGAACAAAACGCAATCCGCTATTCAAGCGGGCTACAGTCCAGCAAGCGCTAAATATAAAGGCCATGAGCTATCAAAAAATAAGGATGTACTCGACTACATCGAAAGACTTAAAAAAAATCACACGGCTGACACTTTGGAACCTGAGAAAGAAAATCTTCCAGTACAGAATGAAGCGGAAACAGAAACAGTACCTAAATTGATAAAAACGGAAGCCATTGATGATCCGCTGGTGGTTATGCGGCAGATCATGAATGATAACCTGTTAACAGACCCGAAACTTTCTTTAGATGCAGCCGCAAAACTAGCTCCTTATGTCTGTGCCAAAGTGGGTGAACCTGGCAAGAAAGAAGCGAAAAACAGTGCGGCGAAGAAGGCGGCAAACTCGTTTACATCGATGTCACCGCCAAAACTTGTTGTTAACAATTTTTCTTAGATGACAAAACCACTTCAGGTGCGTCTTTTTCCTGTTTGAACCGACGAAGATAGTCGGCCATTTCATGAAAATCACCACCTAACTGTTCTAATGTACCGATAATCTCCATTTGATAATTCAGGCTGAGCGGTCTGAAAAATAACCCGATCATGAACTTACTTAATTCGATCTGTCGGGTGAGTTCTTCAGTGGTTTCATAATTTTTATGAAGTTGAAAATTATCGAGAAGTCGGATCGAACGCATACTTATATCCTCATATCGAAAACCATGACGTTAGCAGTTCACCGACTTAAAGATTCTCATTCTGAGCTTAACCCACTGGGGTAGTAGATGGAGTGGCGCACAGATTGCCCTGACTGGGCGGAAAGATTATTAAACAAACAATCCATCATTCCTCCTCCGATTTATCCTGATATTGCGAATGTGGGTTTGGAAATTTTCAAAAAACTTCGTGTCTCAGATTTACCTGGGAAACCCACATTTGGAGAATGTTCGGATCAGTTTGTTTTCGATTTTGTCCGTGCCATTTTTGGTGGCTACGATATTGAAAGCGGAAACCAGATGATCCGTGAATACGGACTCTTAATCAGCAAGAAAAACACGAAATCGACAATTGCGGCAGGCATTATGCTGACTGCATTAATTCTGTGCTGGCGTGAGGATGAAGAACACCTGATTCTTGCACCGACTAAAGAAGTTGCGGATAACAGTTTTAAACCCGCTGCGTCGATGATCCGTGCAGATGAAGAACTTTCCGATATCTTCCATGTTCAGGACCACACGCGAACCATTACCCATCGTGTTACTCGTAATTCGCTGAAGGTCGTCGCCGCTGATACAGATACGGTTTCCGGTAAAAAATCAGGCCGGATTCTGGTTGATGAGTTATGGATCTTCGGCAAGCGGGCCAAAGCCGAATCGATGTTTATGGAGGCGTTAGGGGGTCAGGTTTCCCGAAATGAAGGCTGGGTGATTTTTCTTACCACACAAAGTGATGAACCCCCAACCGGCATCTTCAAACAGAAACTGGATTACTGGCGTGACGTGCGTGATGGAAAAATTGATGACAAGAAAACACTCGGGATCCTTTATGAATTTCCTGAAGCACTGATTGAAAGTAAAGCCTACGAAAACCCCGATAATTTCTATATCACGAATCCCAATATCGGACGCTCAGTCAGTCGGGAATGGCTTGAAAGTGAGTTCAGGAAGTATAAAAACAAAACTGACGGAACCTATCAACAGTTTCTGGCCAAACATCTTAATATCGAAATTGGTCTGAATCTTCGAAATGATCGCTGGCCAGGTGCTGACTATTGGGAAAGCCGTGAAGACGCGACATTAACCTTTGATGCCGTTCTTGCGCGCTCTGAGGTTATCTGTGTGGGCATTGATGGCGGTGGCCTTGATGATTTGTTGGGACTCTCGATTATCGGTCGTTGTCGCCAGACGCGGCTTTGGCTAGCCTGGTCTCATGGCTGGGCAACAAGGAAAGCGATTGAACGCCGGAAAAGTGAAGAGAGTCGCCTGAATGATTTTGTGGCCAACGGCGATTTCACGATCATCGATAATGTAGGTGAAGATTTCGAACAAATCAGTCAACTGGTGATGGAAATTTTTAATCGCGGCTTACTCGACAAAGTCGGTATGGACCCGGCAGGTGTGGGAATGTTGCTCGATGCGATGGTTGAAGCGGGAATACCGCAGGATTCAATTATTGGTATCAGTCAGGGCTGGCGGCTCGGAGGCGCGATTAAAACCGCCGAACGAAAACTGGCTGAAGGCGCGATGATTCACGCGAAACAGCCGTTAATGAACTGGTGTGTATCGAATGCGAAGGTCGTGACGTCAAGCAATGCCACCCTGATCACGAAACAGGCGAGTGGGGTGGGCAAAATCGATCCGTTAATGGCGTTATTTGATGCCGTTTCACTGATGGCACTGAATCCGGGACCGACAAAAAAAGATTATTCCGTATATTTTCTTTAAATCTGAGAGAATTATTCAAACCACCAGGGGAAGAAATTGGTCGGATCATCGAAACCGTTAACAATCTGGCTGGCAAGATCGGGATCGGTAGCTGCCTTTCTGATCAACTGAACAAGATGGGATGAGGACGACGAAAAAAACGAATTGGTCCAGGTCACAACATGCGAAACGTAACACCAGAATTCGTTAAACGTGTCTTCCATCCATTGTCGGTCAAATTCCCCTGAGTTCGCCATAATGCGTGTCAGATAGATGTGAGCGCATTTGGCGGCAGAGTTTGCGCCTTG